ATTTGGGATGGGCAATTAAAATTACATAAAAAAGCATATAGACATGATTTTAAAATGTTATATAGTCTTCTAAAATCAGAAGAATTACCTTTATTTTTTAGTTGTTTTAAAGGCAAATCATTGATTCCTAAAAATTATAAAACTTGTCAATACATAATAGAAGATATTTTTTCATACAGAGAAATATTTGAAATAAGTAAAGAACTTTTTATAACAAGATTTCTTAATACTAATCAAGCTTTTACAAAAGCAGTATTTAAAAACTATGAAGAAACACATAATAAATTTTCAGAATGGCTAAAAGAAGAAAATTGGAATATTTATGTTCCTTTTAGTATTTCTAATTTGTTTAATAAGCAAAAACAAATAAAAAGTAAAAGAAGTTCATTAAAAATATTAAATAATAAATTTAAAAATCAAGTGGAGATAAAATGAAAAGCATAATAAAAAATACATTAAACTCATGCTTTATAGTTTGGTTAAAAATATTTGAGCCAATCAAAAGTAAAAAAGAAGTTTTATTTGCAAAAAGATATGATATAAAGCACAATAAAGAAAACAAGAAAAGGTAAGTTTTGACAGACCAAAGAAGAGAAGATATAAAAGAAAATCTAACTATCACCAAAAGACTTTTAAAATGGATAAGTCCAATGACACATAAAGCTTTTGCAGAAAAATATATACATCTTCCTTCTAATAATGCTTTTGATGCAGGAAGGTTAATAGATTTTAGAAAATCTCCACATTTAATAAAGCCTTTAGCTATGGCAGACAATCCAAAAGTACAAGAAATATATCTTATGTTTGCTTCTCAAATGGCAAAAACTCTATTTCTTTTTATAATATTTGCTAAAAATGCAAAGCTAGATGCTAAAACATGTGTATGGATGATACCAACCAAAGGAGCTATTCCTACATATCAGTTAGAAAAAATAGACTCTTTAATAAAAGAAAGTCCAGAAATAGCAGAAATTATTGAAGAAGCAAGAATCGAAGATAGTAGAAATGCAGATAAAATAGCACAAATAAGACATCAAGGTTCAACAACCAAACTTATTGGTTCTAAAGTTGATATGGATAAAAAAGGTTTTTCAGCAAGAGTAGTAATCTGTGATGAAGTCGATGAAATGAATGGAATGGCAGCAATAACTCCATTATGGGAAAGAACAAAGTCATTTTTAAAAGTTGGAGCAAAATTATTTGTTGCTTCAACTAAAAAAAAGAAAAATGGAACAATAACGCAAGGATTTAATACTTGTGAACAAAAAAACTATTTAGGAATAATTTGTCCTCATTGTAAAACTTTAGTTGAAACACATCATGCTCAATTTAGAATAACAACTGAAAAAGAATATAAAGAATTAATGAATTATTCAGATGAAGAATTTACAGACGATAAAATATTTGAAGAATATGTACCTTATGCTTGTGAAAATGCTTATTATGAATGCAACTCATGTGCAGGTAAAATAACAGAAGAGCAAAAAAACATCCAAATATTAAACGGGAACGTAGATTGGATAGTAAAAGGAAAATTAATAGACCCATCAACAGTAGGATTTTCAGCAAACTCTTTTTTATCATTCTTTGTGCCATTTAAAGATATGGCAAGAGCAATTCTAAAAGCAAATCTTGAAAAAGATACAGCAGAAAGACAAAATCTACTAGAAAAACTATGGGAAGGTTATTATAATGAAGCATACGAACCAACAGCAAAAGAAACATTAAAGAAAAATGATATTCTACTTTTATGTAACCATCTTGAAGAAAGAGAATTGCCAGAAGATACACATGAGGTTTACTTAAATATAGATACACAAAAAGACCACTTCTATTATACTATAACAGCATGGAGATATGGTTCAAATCCTCACTTAGTAGATTATGGTAGAGCAGAAAGCTTTGATGAACTTGACACTATAAGAAAACAAATGCTAATTACAGAAGAAGGTGAAATAAAAGATATAAATATAGTAACAATAGATAGAATGGGTATAGTTTCAAGAACAAAAGAAGTGGACCAATGGATAATAAGAGTAGTAGAAGAAGAAGGTAGATTAGATTACATCTATGCAACAGAAGGAGTATCAGGTATAAAACCAAAAATGTCCACTCTTTACGCAATGGGAAGACACCCAACAGATAGTAATACAATCAAAGTTATAAAAGTAAATAACCTTATGACAAAAGATGAAGCTCATAATCTAATCACAAGGGGAATAGAAAGAGTAAAAGCAGAATCAGGTGAAGACAAATACCAAAATGCAATGTTCTATAAAGAAAAAATGCTTTCAATCACTCAAAAAGCACAAAGACTAGCAAATGAAAGACAAGAAGCAGGGCTTAAATCAATAAGAACAGATTTAGAAAGAATGTTGTCTTCTGAAATAAAAACATACAAAATTGACCCAATAACAGGTAAAATGGATGATTATGAGAGCTGGATAAAAAGAGAAGGAAATATCAGAAATGACTACTGGGATACATTCGTACAATCAGTTGCAGTTTGGGATATGAGAAAAGGAGCATTAGCTCAAAGACCAAGAAAACTAACAGCACATGAACTAAGACAAATGGAAAACAGTCATAAAACTGAAAATTACAATGAAAGAATAAATAGAAAAGACTACTTTTAAAGGAAATAAAATGAATATAAAAAATTTAGTAACCTGTAAAGGAAATGGAATATTTGCAATAATAGGAAGAGATGAATTAGAATCATATCCAAGCTATGATGAACCATATAATTATATAAGCCTATTTCCAAAAGATTTATGTTTTATAACCATATCAGATAAAAATAGAGATAATATAAATCACGGCAATCATTTCGCAGATACTTTAGAATTAAAGTTTTGGGATGTTGAAGAAGATTTTGGAAATTATAAAATAATCACAGACAAACAAGCAAAAGAAATATATGATTTTATAATTAAAAACAAAGATAAAGAGTTTTTAATAAATTGTGAAGCTGGAGTTTCCAGAAGTGCAGGTGTTGGATTAGCAATAGAATATCTTTTAAGAGATAAAGATTTATATGCAAAATGGGAGCATTTCCCAAGTAAAGTTTTACAACATTGGAGGTATCAACCAAACATGACAGTTTTTAATAAAATTATACAATTTGATGAGGCAGGAAAATGAGAGAGATTAAATTTAGAGTGTGGGATAAAGTATCAGAATCAATGGAATATGAAATTGCAACAGGAAAAGGATATGGAGAAGATTCTTATATATTGTTTTTAGGACTAGGAGAAACATTTATTATTGATACAGATGTGGTTGAGATAATGCAATACATTTGGTTGAAAGATAAAAAGAAAAAAGAAATTTACAATAGCGACTTGCTAAAAGATGATGAAGGAAGAATTTTTGAGGTAGTGCCAGATGATAGATTTGCACAAACTGGATATAGAATGTTATGCTTAAAAAACAAGTCAGAAAAAGACCATATTAAAATTGGAAGATGTGTAGATTTTTATTCATGGATGGTAAGTGAAGAAGAAAATTATATTGAAGTAATTGGAAATAAATATGAAAATCAAAACTTAATTGCTGAGGTAAAATAAAAAATAAATACAATTTAAAAAATATATGATACAATAATGCAATTAAAACATATAAAGAAGAAAAATGGCAACTCTAACAGAAATGGCAGATAAAAAAGAAGAAATAGCAGCATTAAAAAAAGCATACCTAGAATCTCTTGCATCTGGTGGAGTTGTAAGGTTTGAGCAAGGTAGTACGAAAGTTGAAAAAGCAAGTACAGCTATGCTAAAAAGAATGAAAGAAGAAGCAGAAAATCAACTAGCAATAATGGAGAGAACATGAATTATCCATACTATATGAGTGTAGCAGCTTCATCATATCTTCAAAACTCTAATCTTGGAGTAAAAGCACTTAGTGCTGGTGCAGAAGATAAAAACATAAATACTATTTTAAGTGAAGCAAAAAATCTTGTTGATAAAGCAAGATATATGGATGCAAACACAAATATAATTCAATCAGTAAAACTAGCATTTGAAGCAGGAGTAATTGGAGCAAATCCAGATATTCAATTTATGCTGCCAAGCACAACACCAGAAGAATCAAAAGCTCTAAATGAAAAAATAGAAGCAGATTTTGAACTATGGAGAGAAGCTGAGTTTTGTGAAGCAAGGGGAATGTATCATTTTTCAAATTGTTTAAGACAAATAGTAAAAGCTGAAAAAGGTGCAGAAGGTGAAGTTTTAGTAATCCATTTATTTAATGAAAATTGGAAGTTTGGCTACAAGTTTAAAATAATTGAAGCTTCAATGATAGATACAACGCAAGATAGAGAAGCGGAATACTATAAAACAAAACCAAATGAAATCAAAAAAAATGCAATAATAGGTGGATTAGAAATAGATGAATATGGTATGCCAATAGGTATCAATGTATTTATGGATTCTCTAAAAACAAATTCACAATATTTTTCAAAAGGTCAATTTTCTTTATATTTTGATCCTCACTTAAGAATATCTCAATATAGAGGTATTCCAAACCTAAGTGGAATTATAGGCACAGTTCAAGAAACTATGCAGTATAAAGAAACAGAACTAATGGCAGCAGAAGCAACAGCAAAAACACAAAATGTTCACAAAACATCTTTAATTAAACCATATATTGAAAAACAAGTGGCTAATTATAAAGCCAAATATGCACAAGCAAATCCAAACTTAAGTATAAATAATTTTTTAGCAGAAAATCAAGAAAATAGTCCAACTGTATATGTAGATAAAGAAGATGATTATACAAGGCTTTCAGGCGGAGATAGAAAATCAGTATTTGATTCATTTATTAAAAACGAACAAAATGTAATTGCATCAAATTATAATGTATCACAATTATCACTTTTAAAAGGTGAAGCCAATGCTGTATTCTCAGTAATAAAAGCTCAAAAACAAGAAAATGAAACAAGATTTTCAATAGTTCAAGATAATCTTATACATTTATTATTAGTAGATATTATCAACTGGTTTATAAAAGTAAATGCTTCAAAATGGGGAATAAAAGATTTTTATGAAAATGAATATAAATATCTTTACAAATTCAAAGTAACACTTGGAACGAAAACAGAACTTGATGAAGTTAAGTCAGCAAATGCAAGAAAAATAAATAAAACACAAAATGTAATAGATGATTATCAAGCTGCTGCCCAATTAGGAAATGACTACGACCAAATCCAAGAAAACAATACAAGAGCAAGAATTAAAAAAGCAGAAGAATTAGTAAGAATTTTAGATAAACTTGAAGAACTAAACAAAAAAGCAGATAAAAGTGGCTTAAAATTCACATTAAATGAAAATAATGATATAATATTAGATATAAATTATACGAAAGGGGAATAGTGGAAAAAGATTTTAAAATAAACTTGCAGATGAAGTTTAATAATTCAGAAATTGATTCAGAAAATTTTACAGTACCAATTATTTTAACAGATGAAACACCTGTTTTAAGAAGAACATGGGACGGACAAACATATAGTTTAATTTTAGTTCATGATGATGATTCAATAGATATGGCTAGAGAAGAAGTTATGCCAATATATTGGAATCATAATGATGAGGCACTTCCTATAGGTCATCATGAAAATGTAAGATTGGATAACAGACAATTAAAAACTAATGCAGTTTTTGATGAGGATGACAAGTTTGCAATGACCATATTTAAAAAAGTTCAAAAAAAACATATTAAAACAGTTTCAGCAGGAGTTCATATTTTAAAATATGAAACGATAGAAGCAGATGATGGAAGCCTTACAGTTAGAGCAACAAAGTGGCAACCTTATGAAGGGAGTTTTGTAGGAAATCCAGCAAATCCAAATGCTAGAGTTGGCTTAAATGGAAATTCAGAAGGCGATGCAATCAATCTTAAAAATGAAGGAGACAAGGAAATGGATTTAAAAACGGTATTGGTATTTTTATCAAATGCAACAGCAGAAGATAAAATAGAAATTACAAAAGCTTTAGGAGCAGATAAAGAAGTAGAAAAACTTTCAAATCAAGTGCAAGAGCTAACAGTTAAATTATTAAATACAACACCAAATGAAACAATTGTTGCAACAGCAAATGAATCAATGAAAACAGTATTTGATACAGTTATGAGTGAAACATTTAAAAATGTAAAACCAGAGGTTATTAAACAAGCAATTGAAACTGTAAAGTTATCAAACGATGGAACTTTTGACAAAATGCAGTTTGAAAATGTTTTATTAAAAAGTGCATTAGCTTCAAAAGCACCAGCAGGTGGTGGAGACGAAGATAAAACAGATCCTTATGAAAATCAAAATACAGAAATGGCAGGTAAGTTATAATGACACCAAGAATGACACAAGAAAAAGCAAAAGCAGGTTTTTTAACAAAAACTTGGGATGGTGCAAGAATTGAATCTTATACATTAGTTGGAAGTGATGCGGCTTATGGATTAGGTGTAATTGTTGGAACAGATGAAGGAACAGTAAGATTACCAGACACAAGTGATGTGTTAGGTGCTGGTGCAACAACAGGTGATGCAGCTAAATTTGTAGGTATTATTCTTGGAAGAGAAAAAGCAATTGCAGAAGCATATCTTTCAGGTGAAGTAGAAAGACCAACTATTGCAACTCCAATGGGAAGAGGTGAAAAAGACTTTTATAAAGAATTTGAAACAGTTTCGGTTTTAAGAGTTGGTGATATTGGTGTAATTACTGAACAAGCAGTTGTTAAAGGTGATCCAGTTTATATGAGAATTGACAATGCTGATACTACTACAAGTGGAACAGCAAAAATATTAGGTGGATTTAGAAAAGATGTAGACACAGATGGTGCAGTAGCAATCACAGGTGCAGTGTTTTCGCAATCAGCAGGTGCGTTCGAGCCAGTTGGCATTGAACTAAGAATTAACTAAGAAAGGGCATAGATGTTACCAGTATTTAGAAATTATGTAAGAGCAAATGAAAACAGAATTAGAACATCTGTATCAACAGCAGATGATGTTTATACAACATCACAATTAGCTGCTTTAGCTAACTTGTCAGGTGATTGGAGACAAAAATTAAAGCAATCTTTAGTTTCTCAATCAATTTATGGAGATATTGATTTTGCTTCATTAAACATGAATAATACAATTCCAGTTATCGGAATGAATAAAGATGAATCAATTGTATTAAAAGATGGTGGAATTTTTCAGGGTAAAATTGTAGTTTCTCAAATTGACATTTTAGAAAATACAAGAATTGAAGATAAAATTGATGGCGATTTAAATGCAATCATGGCAAAAATGTATTATACATTAGATGACATTGTTTATGGAAATGATGCAACATACACAAATAAAGGTCTTTATGGTATTGTGTCAAATCCAAATGTTGAACATACTGCAACTGCTTTAGCTGCAACTTATGGAAACAGTACCGCAGAACAAATCATTGGCGATATGCAAACTTTTATCAGAAACTATTTTGATGGAATCAATAGTGATGCAACACAAAGACCAATTAATATTGGTGCATTAAATGTTGAAGTAAAAATACCAACAACAATTATGCAAGTATTAAGACAAAAGAAATATGAAAGTACAGATTTCAAAGCAAACTATAAAACTGTATTAGAATTTTTACAAGAGTGGACTCCAAGAGAAGGTTATAATGTAACATTCATTGAAGACACAGGAATGGAAATTGTTTCTCCAATTATTAAATCTACTGGATATAAAGTAATGGAAATCGGTGTATTTAGTAAAAACTACATGACACTTGAAGTTCCGTTCGCTCCACATAGACTAGGAACGGGAGCAGATGCAGGATTCTATTCAGTAGAAAATGGTGATTCTTGTGCTTATACAATGAAAGCATTAGGTACTCAAATCAATAGAACAAAAATGTTCGCAACAAGAGATGTTTAAAAACATCTCTTAATTAAACAGATAAAAAGGATAAAAATTGTTAGTAGCAAGAATAAATTTAGGTTTTGACACACTACAAGGTGACAAGTTTAATATGGCCGCAAATAAATTATATGCAAATCATGAAGTACCAGAATGGGTATCTAAAACACAAACTTTTAAAGATGCAAAAGAAAAAGGTTTGATTTCTGGTGAGGTTGAAGATAAAAAAATATTAGATAAAGACCTTGTAAAAAGAGCAATGTTTTTAGATGTTAATTTCTCAAAAGATATTGAAGAATCTGCACTGGAAGCTTTAGTTTCAGACAAAGAAAACCAAAGAGCTGCATTAGTTGATCAGTTAAAAGAAAAAGGTGTAGACATTGCTGCTAATGCAAAAATATCTACAATTCAAGCAAAACTAGATTCTTTACCAAAAGAGTAAAAATGACAAGTGCAATAGCTTTTATGCAAAATACAGTTGCTAACGCAAAAACAATAATTCAAGAAACTATTGAGTATCAACATATAGATAATGCAGAAGTAATTGAAACAACAACTACAACTGCAACAGTTATTGCACTTCAAAATCATACTTATAAAGGTGAGTATCTACAAACTGCTAGAAGATTTATTGTTTCACCAAGAATTGAAAATGGAATTATTATTGATGCTTTAAAACAAGCACCCAAAGAAAATGACATTATTCTTTATCAAGGTGAACAATGGATTGTAAAAGAAACACCAGTATCAAGTAAAGTTGATATTGATATTCTTTGTGCAAAAACAAATTATAGAAAAACTACAAAATCGGTAAATTTTAGATGATACAAGCATCTCTACATATTGAAGAGTCAATCTCTCCATTTTTTATAGAAATGGGAAAAGTTAGCAATGATTTACTAAATCATGCACTTCAAGAAGGTGGAGCAATAACAGCTAAAATTGCAAATAGAAAACTTAGAGAAAATGTACCTTCAATGTGGAATCAAACTGCACCCACAACAATAGGACAAAAACAAATTACTTTAGGGACTGCAAAAGAAAAGTTTGGTGAAAGAATCAAAAAAGATGGTAGTAAAGCAAAGCCTTCAAATATGAGAGCTATGATAAAATACTATCTAAACGAAGATGCTCATTTAGTCGTAATCATGGGAAGACATCCCTCTTTTATACCAATAAAATATGTAAATGGTGAGAGAAAAGGTCGTCAAGGTGACAGAGTAAGTGGAACATCAAAAGGTGGTTCAGCTAATGAAAAAGATATTATTAATATCTTTCAAAAGCTAAATGACGGTGGAACAAAAAAACTTTCAAAAAAAGCATCTTGGTTATTGAGCAATACAATTGTGTACAAGAAAAATAAAAATGGTGAAATCATAGAAGAAAAACCTTTTTTAGGAATTGACGAAAATGGAAAAGCATATCCAAAAATAAGAAGTGTTATATATAAAAGAACTCTTTTTGCAGAAGAAGCATATAATGCAAGTAAGAGTTTATCGGTAGCAAAAGCAAAACAGATATACGATGCTTATTTTGATGCTGTAATGAAAAAAATAGGAGCAAATTAATGGCAGTACCATATCTATTATGTGAGCTAGAAGAACAAATAGCAAAAGAATTAGCAAATAATACTACTTTTAAAACTTTTTGTTTTGATTTATTATCATCATATTGTAATGTAGAAATAGGAGAAGATTATCAATCAGTAGAAGAATATCCAACGATTTTGATAAATGCTTCAAAACAATCAGGAGAAATAAACATAGATAGAAAAATTGAATTTTCAATTTTACTAGAAGTTGATAATAAACTTATTTTACAAGATAACTATAAAACAAGACCAGAAGTAAAAAAGATAGAATTAATTGCAAGAGAAATATATGAAATTATGAGAACAAAATTTTGTTCAGACACTCCATCATATTATTTTGAAAAAGATATTTCAATAATAGAAGAAAAAGTAGCAAGAGGTAGCTTAGAAATAGTTACAACAAAAAACACAACAGCAGGAGCAAAACAATGGTAGAAGAAATAGAATTAATTCAAGACAATGAAGAGCTAAATAGAAAAAAAGGTGAGATATTAAAAGTTTATAAATCTTTAGCAGATAAACTTATTAATGAAAAAAAAGCAAAATATGCTATAATCAAAAAATCAAAAGAAGGAGAAGATAAATAATGCCACCAATTCAAATGAGAGCCACAAAGGCTAGTATTGTATTAACGGGAAATACGGGAGTAATTCCAGCAACTCCAACTGTTTTAGTTTTTCCTGGAACTCAATGTACATTAGAGTTATCAGAAGATAGTGAAAACTTAAATAAGTTAGGAAATGGAGTAGAACCATCAAGAGCAGTATTATCAGGTGTTAAAACTATTTCATCAAATCTTGAAGCAGTATTAAATTATGATACAGCAGCATTTATGTTAGGAGTTGCAGTAGGTATGCCAACATCAACAACAAATGTAGCAACAGTAAACTGGGCAACGGGTGTTACAGTTACGGCAGGTACTTATGTAAAAGGGACAACACCAGCAACAGATGATTTATATTGTATTGCAGGAGGGACGACAGGTTTAACAGCACCAATTACAACATCAGTCCTACAAGATGAAGAAATTGATGATAATGGAGTAATATGGGTAGTTCATAAATCAAGAGTAAAAGAAGCAACATCTGGGATACAAGCTTGTTTACCAACTTTTGCAATAGAATATGAATTTGCAACTTGTGATGGAGAAACAGTATATTTTAGAACTTTAGGAAATGCAGCAGCATCTATCTCAACAAGTGTTGAAAAGAAAACTGTACCAAAAATTACAGTTGCAACAAATGGATCATCAGTTGACGATAATATTACAAATTTATCTTATGTTCCATTATCAGGAATGACACCAGCAAAAACAATCATTATTGATGATGGAAATGATATTAGAAATTCACAACTTGGTTTTACAGTTGGAGCATCAACAACATATCCAGTATTTACATTCTCTATTACATCGGATAATGCACAAGAAGAAAAGTTACCTTTAAATATGCCAAAATACTTTACAACAGGTCTTAGAAGTGTAAGTGGAAATATGACTGGTGGATGGGATGAAGATATTTATAAAGCAATGCTTAATAATACTGATTCTGCTTTAGCTGTAAATTGGGATGATGGAAAAGGTAGATTAGTTGAGTTAACAATGGCACAAGTTACAATGCCGCTATCGGCACCAACATTTGAAGCAGGAATGGTATCAAATCTTGATATTGCATATAATGCTTATGGAAAAAATGGAGTTTCAGGTTTAGTTTACAAGGTAAGAGGTTTACAAGTAGACTTTTAATAAATAATAGCGTGGCTTTTGGTTTTATCCAACCTTTGTGCCACGACTTTAGATAAATAAAACAAATCAAAAAGATAAATAAAACAAATAAATCAAGGATAAAAAGATGAAAATTAAAGACATAATTGCAAAATTACCAAACGAGTTAAAAACAGTTGCTAACAAATTTAGCATGACAAGACCAGATGCTACTGTACCAGAATTTATGGTAAAAAGAGCAATGGGAACAAATGATAGTGAAGAATTTAATATGGAGCTTAATGAAAATGAATCAATTGACATTGCAATTTGGGCTTTTGAAAAACAAGGCAGAGAACTTCCAGATAATCTTCCAGATGTAAAAGATTATATTTTAAAAGTTACAGAGTTTGCAACAGTAGTTTTATATAAAATATTCTTTTCAAAATATGAATCAGGGGAATTAAAACCTTGTGAGCTATACCAAAACAATGAAAAAGTAGTGCCAGTTGGTATTAAAGATAGAAAAAAAATAAATGAAAAATGTGCTGAGTTAAAAACTGGTGCTGAAAAAGGTGCTGTTTATGCAGAACACTATGGAGTATCAGAGAAATTTGAAGAACTATCAGAGTGGGAAAAATCTTTATTCTGGCAATATTGTCACGAAAATAAAGCTTCAAATACACAAGCGGGAAAGAATTAGACTCTTATCTTCATTGGGTATATAAATACAAAGACAATTGGGATCATGTAAAAGAAAATGAAAGAGTAAGTGAAAAGATAAAAAACCAATATCGACCTCCTCTCTTTTCTGAAAATACTGCTTTATATCTAAATGCAGTATTTTCAGTATCCAAATGCTGGAAAAGATCAGGACTTGGAGAGCTTATGTATCTTGATATGAAAGATGTGAAGGAAGAGTCAAAATACCATGAAGTATTTGTTTATTTAAGTCTGAAAAATGTAAAATGGGCTTTAGAAATATATGAGGAAATAACAATAAATGTCAAACAAAATAACAATAACACTCCAAGCAAAAACGGATGATGCTAAAAAAAATATAGCAAGTTTAGAAAAAGATATAAAGTCTTTAACAACATCTATTAAATCTCAAAGCGAAATTCAAAAAACACATTACAGTAATATAAAGTCAGCTTTAAATGAGCAAAACAAAGAAAATGAAAACTTTGCAAAAAGACGACAACAAATCATTCAAGATACAATAACTTCTAATAGACAGCTAGAAGAAAGCATGAAGTCTAAAACAAATCCATTAAAAGAACAATTAAATGCAATAGAACAAGCTAAAAGCAAACTTCAAAATGAACAAAAAGCATTAATGGCTTCACTTGGTGGAGATTCGACAAAAGCAAATGCAAAAGAAAAAGAGCAACTTAGTAAAAGAGAGCAAGACCTAAACAATCATATAAGTGAAATAAAAAGATTAAAAAAAGAATTAACAGAAGTAACAAGAAGTCAAGATTATCAAGATTTATCAAATCAAATTAGCACTAACAAGCAACTAAAAGCAGAAAATTTAGCAAAACTACAAGCAGAAAAGCAACTATATAATCAATCAGCAAAACTTAAAATTGACAATCTAAAGCAAGAACAAAACTTAAATGCACAAGGTTTAGCAGATAATAGAAAAGTCTTATCAGAAAAACAAACATTATTGGAAAAAGAAGTTAATAATAAGCAACAATATGAAAAACAATTATTAAAATTAGAAGAAAAAGCAAATATAGATTATGAAGCCATTGCAACAAAAAGAGCAATGGAAATCAAAAATAAAAATGCTGAACAAAGATTACAAAACGAAAAAGATTATAAAGATAAATTGTTTGAAAAACAAAGAAGTGTAGACTTAATCGTAGATGAATACAATCAGCAAGTAGAAGCAACAAAACTTGCACAAAAGCAAGAAAGAGAAAGACTAGCACCAAGACAAATGGCAAAAGCTAAAGAATCTTTCACAAGTCCACTTCAAGAATCTTGGAATACTGCTGATATGAAAACATATTATTCAGAGATGGAGAAAAGCAGCAAAAAAGCATACGATGTAGAAAAGCAAGAACTTGATAAACTAGCTTCATGGAAAATGTCAAAAGCAAAAGAATCTTTTAATAAGCCTTATCAAGAATCATGGGATACAAAAGATATGAAAAACTATTATGCCCAAATGGAGCAAAGTAGTAAAAAAGCATACGAAGAAAGAGAATTATTTAAAAGACAATTTATAAATACATCAGCAGAAAATAAATATAACGATACTCTTGCAAGACTTAATGAGTTGCAATCAAGAGGGATAATAACTTCAAAAGAAAAAGATACTGCATTAGCAAAAGAAAAACTAAATGTTGATGCAACAGAAAAAAGCTATTCAAATCTAGCAAACACAACAATAAGATATTTAAGATGGGCTGGAACAATTGCAGGAGTATTCTACGGAGTACAAAGAGCATGGCAAATGACTCTTGGAGCAGGTATTGATGTAAATAAAATGATAGAAGATAATACATCAGGTATTGCAGCACTTATATCAGCAAATACAAGAATGGCATTATCAAACGGACAAATGGTAAATTCTTATGAAAAATTCCAAATTGCTAGTGGTAAAGCTGCTTCAATCATGGAAGAACTAAGAGTAGCATCTACAAAAACTTATGCAACATTCCCTCAGCTAACAGGTATTTATCAACAAATGATAGGTCATACTATGTCAATGGGTGATAGTATGGGTAAAACTGTAAATGAAATATCAACAAATACAATAGAACTATCAAAAATACTATCAAATATCGGTGGTGCTATTGGTATGGAAATGCAAAAAGTAAACGAAGAAGCAAGAAGTATTATTTCAGGTTCAGCTTCTACTGATTCACTTATTGCAATGATGGTATTTGGAAGTCCAACCCAAGCTAACGAAGCAATGAAAAAAGCTAAAGAAAATGGCACAAATGGTGTAAAAGATATGCTTATGGGTGTTTTGGAATCTTATAAAGTATTAGAAGGTATAAAAACATATACAAGAGCGCAACTAGAACTACAAGACCAAATTTCTAGATCACAAGAGCTTTTATCAAAACCAACATATAATGCACTTAAAGATGTGTATATGGAGTTATCAGTTGCACTAAAACAAAATGAAAAAGATTTCCAAATATGGGGAGAAAGATTATTAAATATAAGCAAAGAAGTAGTAAGTTATGCAGATGATGTTGCAAAAGTAGTTATTGCATATAAATCACTACAACTAGCTATGGGAACAGCATCAGCATTTGCAACTGGACTTGGTGCAGCAAACGCAGCAGCAGCTTTAACATTTACTGGAATGGTTGTACCAATAATGGCAGTAGTATCTGCATATATGGCTTATGACAAATGGATAGGTAGTGTATTAAGACAAGAAGAAAGTTTAGCTAAATTAAAAGGGAAAAAAGAATCAGATTTAAATGCTTCATCAACAGGTTCAGTAGAAGAAGAAATTAAGATAATACAAAAAGGCATAGTTGATATAATAGACAAAAGAAAAGAGTTCTCAGCTGTCCTAAATAATGAAAGAGGAAAATTTGGATTTAAGTATTCAGAAGAAGAAAAAAAATCTGCACAAGAATCAGATAATTTAGCAAAACAAGAATATGACAAATTATTGCAAGAAAAAAAAGCAAGAGAAGATATATTAACAACAAGAGCTAATATATTAAAAAAACAAGAAGAAATAAATAAAGCACAAGGACAAGAAGCCGAACTTTTAACTAGATTAGGACTAAACGCAAAAACAGAAGAAGCACAAAAGCAATTTAAAGAAGCAAATGAAAAAGAAATTGTAAAACTTACAAAACAAAAAGTTGAGTGGGCAACAGACCTTTTAACTATAGAAAAAGCACTTGCAGATGTAAAAGCAAAAACACCAGATGATAAAGACTATATCTTAAAGACAGAAGGCATAATAGCAGAAAAGAAAAAAGTAATATTAGAGTTGGATGGAAAAATTGCTGAGGTAAATAAACAAGCATCAGATAAATCAAAAACAGATGCAGATGCAATTATAAATAAAAATGAAAAACTAAACGAAGAATTAGCAAAAAGAAAAGCAATAGAATTTGAAATTGCAGCACTAAGCGCAGGAACATACGAAACAGAAACATATAAGACAGAACAGGCAAAACTTCAAGTAGAAACACTAATAGAACAATACAAGCTACTGCAAGAAGGCGATGCAAAACAAACAGCACTAAGAGATATATTAAAATCTCAACTAGAATATGAAAAAGCAATTACAACACAAAAAGAAAAACAAGACGAAGCAGATAGAAAAGCACTTAAGTTTTCAGAGATTAAAAAATATATGGACTTTTCTAATCTTGATATGGAAGGCGCAGTTCAACTTGAAGCAGGATTGAAGTATACATTTGAAGGGGATACCGAATCTTTGGTTTCTTTAGATAAAGAAATTGATAAGGTTAAAAAACAACTATATAAAGAAGACTTAACTCTTAATATTAAATTTGAAGGCTTTAATGAGGTAACAAATGGAATTGCAGAAATTGGGAATTCATTCCAAGATATGCAAAAAGCAGCTTCAGAATATAATAAAGTATTAAAAGATAAAGATGCAAGTCCAACTAAACTAAAACAAGCACAGCTAGATTATTCAAGTGCAACTATTGATGGATATGGTGACATGATAGGGGCAATTGGAAACTTCTATGATGAAGATGATCACAGAAGAGAAAGACAACAAAAACTAGCAGAAGCTTTCCACTATATTAAAATGGCTCAACAGCTATCTGAAATGGCTCAATCAACAGCATTTACATCACTATTTGTGGCACAAGAGAGTGCAAAATCAACAGCAGCAGGGGTAACAGCAGTAGCAACAGCAGCACAATCATCTCCTTGGACGGGGTTCGCAACAGCAGCAGCAATGATAGCTTTACTTGCATCTATTGGTCTTGCACTTGGTGGTAGTAGTGCAAAAACATCAGTTAGTTCAGATTCATTATCATCTATGAAAGCAAATACAGGAACAGGAACAGTTCTTGGAGATACAGAAGCACAATCAGAATCAATAGTAAATGCACTTTCAATACTTGAAGATTTTGCAGAACCACAATATCAAACACTATTATCAATGAATAAATATCTAAGTGCTATTGCCGGCGGCATAAAAGGAGTATCTTCTTTACTTGTACAAGAAGGAGGATATGCTTTTGGGGCAGGATTCCAAAGTACAGATACTGGTTGGAGTGGGATAGGTGTTACTTTAAAGGAACAAGCTAATAAGATGTATGATAAGTTGTCATTTGGAAGCTCAGAATTGAAAGGCTTACTGCAAGTTTCTACATTAGGGCTAAATAAAGTATTAATACCTATTATAGGTGGAATCTTTGGTAAAACGTCAGTATCTTCAAAAATGAAAGATTCTGGTATATACTTTGCAAACCAACTATTAACAGAAGCTACAAAAAACTTTGTAGGAAGTGCTTATCAAACAATTGAAACAACAACTACTAAAAAGTCTTGGTTTAGTAAGTCAACTGATACTTCTAGTAAAACAAGTACATCAGCATTAAGTGACCAAACTAACAAACAGTTTACAATGGTTATTGATAATCTTTATAAAACTACCTTGTTGGCAGGGGACGCACTAGATACAGCTACAACTACGGTTGAAGATAGACTAAAAAACTTTGTTGTAAGTATTGGGAAAATATCTTTATATAAAAAATCAGGGGCGGATATTCAAGCAACTCTTGAAGCAATATTTGGGAAACTAGGAGACCAAATAGCATCAGCAGCATTTCCATTATTAAATAGTTTTCAAGCAATTGGTGAAGGTACGTTTGAAACAATGACCAGAGTTGCAACTGGAATGGAAGAAGCTGAGTATTACATTGAAAGACTTGGTTATCAATTTCAAGACTTATCTTATTGGGAAGTAATAAACAAATCAGGCGATGTTGGCTTTGAAGCACTTTTACAAAGTATTATAAAAACAGATGAAGCAACAAATGGATTAAATAATAACCTAGTTCAAATCATAGGTAGCCTAAATTCAACAGCCGAAGAATTATATGGAGCATATACAGCCTTAGATACTCTTAGAGATACACTTAGATTTTTAAATGTTGGTGCAGAAACATTAAGTTTTAATTCAATAAGAGGTGCAGGAAGTATAGATGCTTTAGCAGCAGGAATAGAAGCATATACTCAAAACTTTCTTACAGAAGCACAGCAATTGTCTTTATCTACAACTTTATTACAAAAAGAGTTTAATAAATTAAATTTAGCAATGCCAGTTGGAAAAGATGGTTTTACATCTCTAATTAATGGAATAGATAAAACAACTGCTTCAGGACAAGAATTATACGGAAGACTAATAATTCTTTCAGAAAGCTTTGCAACTGTTGCAGATAGTGTGAAGGAAAGTATAGACTCTTTAGAATCAACATTAAAAGATAACTCACAATCATTGTTCGATAATTTTATTTCAGCAATATCATCAGTATTTGACTCAATGGTAACAATGGCAGAAAATACACAAAATACAATTTTAGGAATTAAAACAAAAGATATTGGAAATGAACAAGAAACAATTTACAATCAATTTGTAGAATATAATAAATTACTATCAAAATTTGAAACAGCACAGCAATCAGGAGATATAAAAACAGCAGAATCAGCATATAGTAGTATTTTAGGATTATCTTCAACTTTATCTGAATCAGGTTATCAAACAGAAATACTTGGGTTGTTAGAAAATAAACTAGCTGGATTCAATACCCAAAAAGATACATTAAGAGTAAATGTAGTTGATGGACTTGGAGAACTTCTTAATTTAACAGAATATCAAACAAGCCAATTAAAATACGCAGCAAGAGATGGAGCAATAACAAACTCAGAATTATCTAGTATTGCTGGGCTAACAGAAACACAGTTATCATCAATAAAAGAATTCGCAAATAATTCAAACTATTTTTCAACAGAAGATACTTTATCAAATCTTGAAGCATATGCCGCAGCACAACTAGAGGTCCTAAGAACAGCACAAGCAGAAGAAAAAGAAGTTATTGTAAAACGACTGATTTTACATAAAAACAACCCCATGTATTTTAATTGGCGGGGATGGAAAAACTTAGATGAACGCGGCGAGTTTATTGTTAGGGCGGTTTTTGGTCTAACCGAAGACGGGAAGCGATGGAAGCGCAACGAGATAGCAAAGGAATTAGATATAAGCGTTGAGTCGGTAAAGAAAGCACTAGACCGTGCGCTGTACACGTTATTTCCAGAAGTCTTTCGGCATACCGAATATAACGTGAAAAAGAAGTTCTAATTCGCGAGATGCCCGCCGACTTACTCATGCCGCCGCACGACGCGCCGTTCAAGGCGAAGGACGTGCGCGATATTTACCGAAAGGGAACCTGGGCGTATGCGCTTGGGAAGCCCGCGTGGACGCACCCGAAGTATAAGCAGGCGGTTGAGATTGCGCGGAAGGGCCGCAAGTTTAAGGGCTGTGCGCAGCGGCCGTTTAACCCGTGGTGGATTCGCAACTGGTCCGACGTTTGCGCCGTGCTCGATGGCTGCTATATGGACGAACGCCGCGGCATGGAGGCGGTTGAGTGGGAGCAGATGCTACACCACTTTGAGGATGTGTTCGCCGGTAAGCCGTTCATTCTTTCCGACTGGCAGAAGTGGGATATTGAGATGCCTATCTTCGGGTGGACGCGCCCGGACGGTACGCGCCGCTATCGCAGAACGCTGGAATTCGAGCCGAAGAAACAAGGCAAGACAACGCGGTGTGCCGCGCGGTCGGTCTACATGACGGGGCCGATAGGCACACAGGGCGCGGAAAGCTATACGGCGTCAACGAGTCAGCAGCAAAGTTACAAGATGTTTCGCGCTGGTGTCGAAATGCTAAAGCGCAGCCCGGACGTTCGCGACGACTTTGAGATTATTGAAAGCCGCTACCGCATCGTGCATCCGGCGACCGCATCGTTCTGGCGCGCGCTGCCCGAAGTGCCGGACAGCACCGAAGGTATGAACGTATTTTTTCTCGCGAAAGACGAAGTGCACGTATGGAAAGATCGGCGGCAATACGATTCGTTCAAGTATGCGGGCGCGGCGCGCACCGAGCCGCTGGATTCCACTATATCGACAGCGGGCGAATACGATCCTGCATCCATCGGGCAAGAGGAATTCGCTTACGGCAAGGCGGTTGCGTTTGCGGAAAACGGCGCGGAAGCTGACTGGTCGATCCATGTGTTTATCTGCGAACTCACGAAGGCAGAGGAAGAATACTGGCACGAGCCGCGCATGGCGATTAAGACGAACCCGAATATCGGCATCACGGTAAAACTTGAGGAAGATCAGGAGCGCTGCGTGGAAGTAAAACAGCGCCCGTCCATGCTGAATAACTTCCTGCGGTACCGTCGCAACGTGTGGGTGCAGGCGCTACAAGTATGGATTCCAAAAGACAAATGGGCGGCGTGCGCAGCCGAGTACACGGAAGATGATCTCGAAGGATTGGTCTGCTACCCCGGCATCGACGCATCGTTACGCGACGACCTGAGCGCCGTGTGCTTGGCGTTCCCGCCGCAGGGCGAACTGAAGAAATGGCGCATCTGGCCGTATTTCTGGATTCCCGAAGAAACGATCGCGCAGCACGACGAACAGAATCACGGATGGTACTCTATGTGGATTAAGGGCGGGCACGTTCTAAAGACGCCCGGAAACACCATCGACCAGGAATTCATCCGACACAAGCTGCACGAATGCCGCGACCGCTTCAACCTGCGAACCATCGGCGCCGACCAGCGGTACTGTGGGAAGCTGTTGCAGGATTTGGAAAATGACGGATTCGATGCGGGGCCGTTTGGGCAGAGCTTCGCCGATATGAATGAGCCGATTGTTAAGGTGGAATCGCTTATCGAAGACGGGATGATCGAACACCCAGACAACCCGGCGCTGAATTGGCAAATGGCGAATGCGCACGTTCGGGAAAACCCGGACGGACTCAAAAAAGTCGCCAAGGCCAGCAAGCAGACAGGCAAGGCGGGCGGCGTCAAGCGGTTCAAGGTGGACGGGGTGATTGCCATGATCGAAGCCGTGGGGACGGCGCAGTTGGATGAAACACCAATCGAAATAAGTTACGAGGTTATATGGGGAACTTAACAGATCAGGACTGGAAGAATTGGGACTACCTTGTCGCGGCGGTCCAGAACGAGCAGGCGCATTACGTGAACGCTCGTTCGACGCGGTACGCGCGGGTAATCGTCGCGGTCAGTAAGGTGATTGACGAGGCAGGCTTGCGGCAAAAAGTAGATTCCATTTTAACAAATAGTGTGCTATCAGATACCCATGAAAACTAACGCGATGCGACTAAACGCCGCGATACGGTTGCTGATTTTCTTTGCGGCGGTTGCCGCCGTGTTCTGGGGAGTGGCCGTCATGCTGGACGTTGCCGCTGCGGCGACGATCGCGGGCGTTATGGTTTGGGCAGACCTTTTAAGGGGACGTAATGAGCTTGATAGCGGACTGCCTTCGCGATCTATTCACAGCGAATAGCGGCGACGTTTGGAACAATCCCGATGCGTGGAGCCCGATGGGCGGCGGGTTTGGCGGATCGCCGGGTTTCTATGCGAGCTACCCGACTTCCAGTGGCGAAACCGTCAACGAGAAAACCGCGCTCCTTGTGTCGGCACACTTCGCATGTATCCGTTGCAAATCCGAAGACTTGGCCGTCATGCCGAAGGAAGTCTACGAAATCGACGCGGACGGCGATAAAATTCCACGCCGCGATCACCCCGCGTTCAACGTACTTAACGTGCAGATGAACGACGACATGACCGCGTTCAAGGGGATGGAAACCGTTGTCGCGCACGCCATCGGGTTTAAGAAGGGCGTCGGTGAAATCGAATTCGACGGCAACGGCGAAGTTGCCGCCATATGGCCGATGGACCCGATTCGCGTTACCAAGAAACGCATCGGCGGGCGCATCTGGCACGTTCATCGCAACGACCAAGGCGTCGAAGTTCCAATACGCGACGAGAATGTTTTTGAGTTGATCGGCCCGAGTTATGACGGATTGACCGGCTACAGCATGGCGGAGATCACGAAGTTTAGCATCGGGCTTGCGCTCGCCGGACAAAAGTTTCAATCCTCGTTTTTCGGTAATGGCGCATGGCTTGGCGGAATAATTCAGAAGCTACCGCAAGGCATGAAGTCAGAGGAGCGCCAAACGCTTGTCGCTAGTTTTAACCAGCGACATCAATCAGCAGGCAAGGCGTTCCAGGTTGGCGCGCTACCAGGTGAAGCGGAATTCAAAGAGGTTGGTGTTGACCCGGAAAAAGGGCAAGTCGTTCCCGCGCTCGACTTTACCGTTGATGATATTTGTCGTGCGCACCGTGTACCGCCGCACAAGGTGCAGAACTACGCCGACGCCCACTACAACAACGTCGAGCACGCGGAGATTGTATACCGCGGCGATTCACTCTTACCGCTCGGCACGCAATTTGAGCAAGAGGCCGCGCGCAAGCTGCTACCGCCCGGTTGGGTCGTGCGATTCAATTACAACGCATTCCAGCGCGTAGACTTCAAGACACAGCAGGAAGGCTTGGCGGTTGGTCGCATGTGGGGTTGGTGGACGATCAACGACTGCCTAAAGAAACTCGGGGAAAGCCCGATTGACGGGCCGCACGGTGACATGCGCCTGATTCCAGCGAATATGATCCCGGTTGAAAAAGCCTACGAAGTACGGACACAGCAGAGCACGAACGCCGAACCTCCGAAGGCAAAGCCCGATCCCGGCGCACTACGCGAAGCATATCTACCCCTTGTGATGGAAGGATTGCGTCGGTCTGCCGACAAGGAAGAAAAGCGCGTGAAGTATCTGCGCGGCAAGCAGGGCAACCAAGAGGGCGAGGTTAATAAGTTCTACGCGGAACACAAGATGTACGTTGCGCAGAATGTAATCCCGACACTTGGCAGCATGGCGCGGGTGTTGAACGGCGCAGCGAACGCCGAACGGTTACAGGTCGTCGGCGAAATGTATTTGAGCGAATGGATCGCGGCTCGGCCCGCGCAACACGGCGCGGTAGACGAGAAGTGGATGGAAGGTTTCGCGGCCCGTTGGGTAGACGCGACGTTGACGGCGTTGGAAATTCAGGAGAAAGCTGCATGAATAGCAATTCCCCTTGTTGGGCCATAACCGAATTTAAGGCCCGCGAGATACATGCGAACTTCGGTAATATGCTTGCGGATTTGAATACCCGCATCGAAGCGGCCCGCGGAAAATCCGAAGAAACGCCGTCCATCATGGCGGTATCCGGTGACAGCGCGGTCATTAACGTGCAAGGCATCATACTGAAGCGCGAATCACTGTGGACGAAATACGGATTCGCCACAAGCACACTAGCCGTCGAACGCGCGATGAACGCGGCGTTAGACGACAAAGACGTTCGCAGCATTGTACTCAACGTGGATAGTCCCGGCGGAACGGTGGACGGGATGCACCGGCTCGTGCAGGCGGTAGGAAAAACCAACAAACAGAAGCCCGTCATCGGGCAAGTCGACGGACTTGCGGCGAGCGCCGGGTATTGGCCGTTGTCGCAGGCGTCGGCTATCTACGCTGGACCCGGCGACGAAGTCGGCAGTATCGGCGTGCGCCTTATGCTCTACGACTTTTCGCGGGCATTCGAGAACGCGGGCATCCAAGCCGTGCCGATTGATACCGGCAAATTCAAAAGCGCCGGGGCGATGGGCACAGAGATCACGGCGGAACAACGTGCCTACTTCCAATCGCAGGTAGACGCCTATTTCGCGGACTTCCTGGGCGATGTGCGCAAAGGCCGCAAGCTATCCGAGAAACGCGCGGCGGAAGTCGGCGACGGGCGCACGTTTATTGCGAAGCAGGCGCTGGAACTTGGCCTAATCGACGGAATTCAAAGCATCGAAGAAACCCTGAAAACCGCGCGGCGCATGACGGGCAAGAGTAATCAGGCGGCGAAAGCGCGGGCGCGCATGCGGGAAATCGAGGCGGCGGTATGATCGTTGACGGCCGCGATCTTTTGCTATGCGAAATCAGGGAACTGGCAATCGCGACGGCAAAACTTGTTTTGCAGCACACCGCACAGATTGACGATCCGGAGTTCCCGTCGTATGCGACGGAGTATCGCGAAGTGCGACGGGCGCTCGAATGTCTCGAAAAAACTGCTATTGACTTTCCACCGCAAGTGTGACAAAGATATTCACGAACGCGGGAAACCGCACAACAGTTTAACGGCTTCACAGTGGCGCAGCGCACAGTCAATGCGTCGGGCGTGAAGTAACGACGGCACCAGCCAATCACAGTATTCGGCGCGGACCGTTCAGGACAGTAACTAACTGTCGCTGACGGCCTGCGCCATTTCTTTTTTTGTGCTCCGCTCAGCGACGACGGAGCACAAACCCCATGACACTGAAAGAGTTGCGCGAGAAGCGCAAGAACGCAGAAACCAAGCGCGTAGCCGCGAAAACCGCAATTGATGCGCTCTTGGCCGAATCGGATCGCAACGAAGGCGTAATGAGCGCGGAGCAATCTTCGCAGATTGAAACGCTCGAAGCCAACTACGAATCGGCCACCAATACGGTCGCCGCACTGGATCGCCAGATTGCGCGCGAGCAGCATCCATCTACGGCGACGCCGGTAGTTCCGGGTCGGCGCGCGGGCGCAGAAGACGGTGACATCGATCCGCCAGCCATCACGGACGTTAAGGCGGCGTTTACCGATGATCCGAAAAAGGGATTCAAAAGCCACAAAGAATTCTTTCTTGCGGTGATGAAGCCCGACGCGCGCGACGAGCGCTTGCGCTACCTCGCAGCGGCTGGCTCCGACGAACAAAGCACATTCAGCGACAGCTACGGCGGATTCCTTCTCCCGGAAGCATTCGCGCCGGGCGGCATCATGGGCACCGGATCGGAATCCGATCCCCTCGTTGGTCGCACGCTCAGCATTCCGATGCAGACCCCAAGCATCAAAATGAAGTACCGCACCGACAAGGACCACACGGACAGCGTGAGCGGCGGTCTGAAATTCTATCGCCGCGCAGAGGCAGCGGCGGCCACCTCCAGCCGTATGCAGTGGGGTCAATTCCAATTCACCGCGCATGACCTGACCGGATTGACCTACGAAACCGAAGAGCTGATTCAGGATTCGCCGCAGTCGGTCATTGCGCTGATTGACGCCGGTTTCCGCACGGAACTCGGATCGACGCTGTTGGGTGAAAAACTCAACGGTACGGGCGTCGGCGAATACGCAGGCATCAACAACAGCCCGGCGAAGATCGACGTGGCGAAGGAAACCGGACAGGCCGCGGCGACCATCGTGTACGACAACATCAAAAAGATGCTGTCTCGCATTTGGGGCATGGGCTCCGCTGTTTGGCTCGCAAACCAGACCTGCCTTCCGCAGTTGATGTCCCTCGTGCAAGTCGTGGGCGTTGGCGGTATGCCGGTATGGCAGCCGAACGCACGCGAAGGCGCACCGGGCCTTTTGATGGGCCTGCCACTCTTCTTCACTGAACACTGTAAGGCGGTGGGTACGGTTGGCGATCTGTTGCTTGTAAATGCCAGCCAGTACATGGAAGGCACCTATCAGCCGCTGCAATCCGCCGAATCGATCCATGTTCGATTCCTGAACAACGAGCGCACGTTCAAGGTGTGGACGCGCAATGCGGGTTCGCCTTGGTGGAACTCCGTGTACACGCCGAAAAACGGCGACACCCTTTCCCCATTTGTCCGTCTGGCGACGCGCGCATAACTGAACTAAACGCGCCGTGTGCGCGATAGGAGACTTCGACAATGGCATCTGCACAGAGCGCGGAAAAGTTTTTCGCGAATAACAAAGTCACCTGCTACCTGAGCGGTGACGCGACGACCATCAAAGACATCGCGTGGGTCGATATGCAGGACTACGCGGGCATCGCGGTACAAGCGCAGGCCGCCGCATTAACCGGGCTTGGCGTGACAGTATTCAAGATCATCGCCAACAGCGAAGCAGACGGCAGCGGCACCGACGCGATCGTCGTGGCGCACGCCGTTGGGTCTGCGCCTGACGCGGCAAACGACGCACTGTATCTCGAATGCACGGCGGAACAAATCCGCGAAGTAGAAACATCGTCCACCGGCCAGCTTCGCTACGTGTCCGCGCAGATCGACGCAGCCAACGCATCCGACCAGATCGCCGTGACGTATATCCGCCACGGCGCGCGGTTTGCTGAATCGGGCCTTACCGCAGACAGCGTCGCGTAACCACAAGCCGTAACACAAAGGACAACCCTGACTATGGCGACTGGAGCAAAGACGGAACTTTTTGCGCGGAACATTCCGGGCGGACTGTTCATCATCAACAACGAATCCATCACGACCGGCGACATCTATTTCGTGCATTCCGGCACGGGAACCGATGCCGCTGGTTATGGACGCAACCCCGACGCGCCTGTAGCGACGATTGATTATGCAATCGGACTGTGTACGGCGAACAAGGGCGACCGTATCTACGTGATGCCGGGGCACGCGGAAACAATCAGCGCGGCAGCGGGCATCGATTGCGACGTTGCGGGTATTTCGATCATCGGACTCGGCAACGGGACAAACCGCCCGACCGTCACGGCTGGAACCGCGAACACGGTAGACATCGACATCGACGCGGCAAATGTGACGATTGAGAATATTCGTTTTATTTCCAACTTCCTCGACATCGCCGCGTTGATTGACGTGAACGCCGATGACTTCACGTTGCGCAAGTGCGAATTTACCGAGGCGGGCGCAAACCTGAACTCGAAGATCATCGTGCAGGACGCAGCCGCCGGCGGTTCAGACCGCATCACGATTGAAGACTGCAAGTTTGTTTGTCCGGATTCCACGAACACGCATGTCGTGAATTTCGCGGGCACGGGCGACGGACACATTGTGCGGCGCAACATCCTGATTGGCGATTGGGGAACGATGGCAATCGGCGGCGCAGGCGTCATTACGAACTGTTGCATCATCGACAACGTCATTTCTAACGCGGCTACCGATAACGATTCGTGCATCAATCTCGCAGCGACCGCCACGGGAATTGTGATGCGCAACCTTGCATGCGGTGGCGCGGCGCAAGCCAATGGCATCACAGCAACGGCGTGCGCGATTGCGCAGAATTACTACGGCGTCGTCAGCGAAGACCTCAGCGCAATTCTTGACCCGATCGCGACGTAGGAGTAACGGCATATGGCTGGCAGCAGCGTAGCGTTTACTTACGACACGATTGGCCCGATCAAAAGAATTATCTGCGATTGGGTATCGGACGATGCGGCGGGAACGGCGAGCGGAACGACAAAGAAGGTTACGGGCCGTCTATTAAAGGCGGTCGTCAATCCGGGCTCCGCTGCGCCGACAGACAACTACGATTTAGTGCTTACCGACGAGGAAGGCGCGAACGTACTCGGAAACTGTGTCGCGACGAGTCAGCTTATCAATCGCGATACGAGCAACACGGAAACCGTCTATTTCTTCGTGCTGAATACGGACGCATCGGCGCTGAGCATGGCCGCGTTCCCTGTCGTCTGCGACAATATCACATTCTCGTTTGCGGCGGCGGGCAATTCCAAAACGGGCCGTGTGATTATTTACGTCGAAGGCGACATCGCGGTGGGTGGCTAACGTGCCAAACGCCTACGCCACATTGACCGACATCAAGAACGAACTCGGCGAAACGTCTACGGACGCGACGCGCGACGCGATTTTGATGGGGTTGATGGAAGACATGAGCCGCAAGATCGATTCGGCTTTGCGTGGACGTCATTTCTACGTGCGCAGCGCGACAAAGTATTTCGATGTAATGGACCCGTGCAACGTGCTGATTGACGATTGCCTGAGCATATCGGCGTTGACAAGCGACAGCGAAGGCGATGGGACGTTCGACGGCACCACGTACACGCAGGGCGATGCAGGTGACTACCTGCTATGGCCCGACGATTCGTGGCCGAAACTGAAACTCACACGCGCGGCGAATCCCACGTATTCATTTTGCTACGGCAAACGATATTTGAAAGCGGTCGGATTGTGGGGCTACGGCGACGGCGAAAGCGCCACACCATACCGATCGAGCGGGCTGACTGGAACGCTATCGGATGCGACCGACACGAGCCTGACGGCCAGTGTGGACGCCGACGAAGTAATCAAGACTGGGCACACCCTGCTAATCGAAAGCGAGCAGGTCTACGTGACGGCGGTTTCCGGCACCACGATCACCGTCGAGCGCGGCATCAATGGAACCACGGCGGCAGCGCACACCGCGGCGACGCTCTACATCTACAAGTATCCGAGGCCCGTATCGAATAAGTGTCGCGAACTCGTGAAGCGCGCATACGGCGATCGTATGCCTTCCGGTAAACGCATGGAAATGATCGGGCAGTACCAATACCAGAACTGGGACGCAGGACAAATCGAGGAAGACATACGCGAGGCGCTTTCAGACTTCATGCCGCCGCGCTAAGGAGACTTTGACATGGCCGAGACAGGAACCGTTCGCAAGGTAGCGTTTGCCGCAGCGGAAAGCTCAATCCCGACACTGCCCGCGCTTGGCGCAAACATTTCAAGCTGGGGATCGTTCACGACGACCATCGGCGGACAACCCGGCGCGAGCGACGATGCGTATCTGTCGGAAGACAGTATCAGTGTCACGCCGCGCACCGAGGAAGTAGAGATCGATCCGCCGCTCGCACAGAACCGGCTCGAAGAAATTGTCATTAAGAACGGCGTCGATATGTTTGAGTTTGGCTGCTACTCGGTGAACGACACCGTATTCGCGCTCGACAGCACGACAACCGATTCCGGCAACGTCACTGAGCAAGGCTTGACGATCACCTATCGCGCGTGCGTCATCGAAATCACGGGTAAAGGGATTCTCTACTTCCCGAAGGTGCGCGTGAAGCTCAAGGGGTTTGAAGGCGCGGTAAAAGAACTCGGCGCCGTTCAATTCGAGTGCAAGGTGTTCGGCACGACCACGATTCCGAGCGGTTGGCAGTGGCACACGTTCAACGGATAACGCATGAGCTACGCGGCGCTACTCACACAACGCGGAAGCATTTACCGCCCGACGTTTGACGCGCCGACAGGGCCGGAACCATCGGCAACGTGGAATGACACGCCCGATTACACCGGCGTTCCGTGCCGCATTCAAGCGAATCAGACGAAAGAGCAGGACAAAGAAACCGGCGCGGTCATATCGGACCACACGGGGTTTTTTCTGCGCGGCGTTGACTTACTGGAAAAAGATCGACTCGTAGTCAACAGCGTGACGTATGACGTTCAGGGCGTGGACCCGGACGTGGCCGGCGCGAGTCATCACGTACAGGCGACGCTAAAGGTAGTGCGATAGATGGGATTCAATAAACGAGGCGGGCGCGGTGGCGGCGGTGGCAGCGGAAAATTTGATCGCCAGCTTGCGCAAATTAACAGCCGCATCCAGAAGGCGTTTGTCCAAATCTCGCAAATTACTGACAACGCAGTCGCTGAGTTTACTTCTGACGTTGCGAAAATGACCGCGCAATTAATTCGCGACGATACAAAAAAGACCAAGAACAGCCGCAGCACTGGGAAACTAGCAAACAGCGTTCGCCCATCGAAGCGCGGCGCAATGATGTATTCCGTCGAAACTACGGCAACCAATCGCGCGGGATACGGCTATGGCGCACCGCAAGAGTGGGGATGGAAGAACCCGCGATCAAAGAAAACAAAGCGCACCAAAGAATCGGGCGGATGGAAAACGCGCAAGGCAAAAATGCGCGGCAAGCATTCAATAGTCCGCGCCACCTTCGGAATGGTGAAGCGTTGGCAACGCGGGGAGCGTTGGCGTGACTGATTCGGTGCAAGTCATATGGGAATACCTCACGGTATCCGGCACCGATCTGCACGCGCTGATTGCGTTGCGCGCGTGGAGCCCGGAAGCGCCCGCGACATTCAAGAACGAGCAGGCCGCGGTCGTATACGAATTGCTGGACGAAGAGCAGCGGGCACTACCGAATAACACGGCTATCGTGAAGTTTTTGTGTTTCGGCGGCAAGCGTGCGGACGGCAAAGATTTTCTGCATAAAGACGCGCGCGCCGTCTACCGCGCACTGCACGACCGATTGATGGCGGCGGACGGCGTGAGCACTGCGAGCGGAACGATTCTTGTCTGCACGCTCGAATCGGCGGGGCAGGATTACGGACTGGACGAAACCGAATGGCCGGTGGTGGAAAGCCAATACCGGATCACAATCGAATAAGGAGATCGAGAGATGGCCGAGACAGCAATTGCGCCGACGCGACCCGCACGCAGCGGGTCTACGTTGACCTACGCGAACGCCGACACGTCGAACGGGAACAAAGTATCGAACAACGGCAAAACGTGGCTGGCGATATACAACAACGGATCGACCGGAGAGGCGACGGTGACAATTACCACCCCCGGATCGGTTGACGGTAACGCCGTGGCCGATCTTCCAGTTGTTGTGGCTGTTGGGACGATTGAGTATGTCCCGCCGCTAGACCCCACGATTTACAACAACTCAAACGGCGATCTGATTCTCGTCACAACCGGCACCGGCGCGGCCGATGTTGATATTGCGGCGTTCTATCAATGAGCGCTGTCGAACGGGAAAGTATTGACATCTCGCTGGCGGGCCACACGTTCACGTTTGAACGGCTTGTGCGTAAAAAGTCTCGTGCCGCTGTGCGTGATGTGATGAAGCTGCTGCGCAAATATCCGTCACTGCAAAAGGCAGAACGCACGCTGGACGGCGCTATCGAAGCGTTGACCGCGGCGGACGACGTGCTTGAATTTTTCGCCGAGTGGGTCCCCGGCGTGAAAGAAAAAGGCGCCGCGCTTGACGACGCAACCGAAAAAGAAATCATGGGGGCGTTCCAACAGTTGAGCGAATTTGTGCTCGCCCCTTTCGAGGTGGGCGTGCCAGTGCAGACCGACACGCCGAAGCCCGAACCTACGAGTTAATGATGTCCGAGTGGGGTATCCCGTTCGACTACATAGAAGACAACTGGGACGACGCGCAGTTCGCGCTCATGGGCAAGATGCTGGCCGAACGGTTGGACGCTAAGAACCGCGCGGCAAGCGGCAAGAAACAGCGCATGGACATAGGGCAATGGATGCAGACCGCAGGGATTAAGTAGATGGCAATTGAAGCCGGGAACGTAGTCTGGAACATAACGGCAGACTTGAAGCCGTTGAATCAGGCGCTTGGCGATTCCGAAAAAGCTGTTCAATCTTCAATGGGCAACATCTTGAAGATCGGCCAGCAGATCGGCGTTGCGTTTACGGCTATTGGTGCGGGCATCACGGCGGCGTTTGGCGTTGCGGTCAACGCCGCGATGGACTACGGCGGCGCGATCCAGGATGCCGCAACAAAAACGGGCATCGGCGCGGAGGAATTGCAGAAACTCAAGTTTGGCGCGGAACAGTCCGGCGTGAGTTTTGAAGGATTGCAAGGCGCGATCATCAAGATGAATAAGTCAATATCGGAAGCGAATGACGGCACGAAAGCGCAGTCCGAAGCATTCCAGCGGCTTGGTATTGACATCAAATCACTTCAAGGCCTTTCCCCAGACCAGCAATTCATGCGGATTGCCGATGCGCTCTCGCGCGTGCACGATCCCGCATTAAAGACGGCGCTCGCGATGGACTTGTTCGGAAAATCCGGCGCACAGTTAATCCCCTTCCTCAACGAAGGCGCTACCGGCATGGCGGCGCTCGGACAGAAGGCACAAGAGCTTGGCCTTGTAATGAGCGGCGACGCAATCGCGCAGGCCGAGGCTTTCGGCGATCAGTGGGAATCGTTAAAGGCGCAATTCCAAATGGTTGCGATCCAGATCGGATCCGCGCTGATCCCCGCGCTGATGGAAATGATGCCAGCGATACAAGCGACGGTCGCGAGCGTAATCAATTGGGTGCAACAAAACCCGCAACTCGTGACGACTATCGCTACGGTCGTTGCCGCAGTCGGCGCCGTGATGCTTGTGCTTGGCCCGTTGCTCGTCATGTTGCCGGGGATCGTGATGGCGTTCTCCGCAATCGCCGCAATCGTGCCGGTAGTCGGCGGCGTGTTACTTGCGATTGCCGCGCCGGTTGCCGCTGTGATTGCCGTAATAGGTCTGCTCGTCGCGGTCGGCTACACGATGTACAACGAATGGGAAAACATCGTGAAGTTGATGCAGGAACTATGGGAAGGATTCAAGGACATTCTCGAAACCGTGTGGGACGGGATCGTGATGTTCCTCGAAACGGCGGTCGGGCTTGCGCTTCAACCGTTCCTGTTTTTTATCGACACCGTAACGATGGCGTGGGAAGGATTGATGGCGACGATAGATATTGTCGTCGGCGCGTTTGAATACGCATGGGACGCAATCGCAGGCGGTTTCGAGTGGCTAGGCAATCAGCTTGCCAGTCTATGGGATTGGATCAACGGGCTTGTTGCGAGCGGCGTGCAAGGCATCATCGACGCGGTGAATTATCTCACTAATCTGTTTGGGATTGGCGACGTATTCAGCACGGGCAGCGGCGATAACACAGAAGGCCGTGCGCTTGGCGGGCCCGTATCCTCTGGCGTTCCATACATCGTCGGTGAAAAAGGGCAGGAACTTTTCGTTCCCGAACAAGACGGCCGCATTGTTCCCGCGCACCAGACTGCGCAGATGATGGGCAGCGGCGGCAATCAGAACACGATTGTAATTCAGGGCTACAACCAAGACCCTGAAGTATTAGCCGACAAAATAAGCCGCGCACTTTATCGCAAACAAATCGCGTTCGGAATGAGCTAATGGCGCACTCTTTCTACTTTGGCGGCACGGAAGCAGACCCCGCAGGTAGCGCCATGATCTATCTGGGCGGGCCGAGTTACGGGCTCACGATTCCGATCGAGGAAGTGGACTGGCTCATATCGTCCGTTATCGACGTTGCGGATTCCGCATACGGATACGGCGGCGCATCGTGGGGCACACATCACCCCGGCAAGCTGTTTCGGTTGCCATTCATTCTGAAGGGCGACAACTGGCAGGACACGCGGGACAAACTTGACGCACTGAATCTTGTGCTCGATAAAAACCGGCTCGCGGCATTGCGATTTGAGGACTTCCCGGATCGCTATTGGCTGGCGCGTTTCTCTGGCCGCGACCAAGTGCGGGTATTTCAGCGTGGCGCAACCGGCTTGCTGGAATTTACGGCCCCAGACCCGCGCGCGTATGCGCTCACGGAAACCACGCAGACCGTCAACATCACGAGCGGCGATAATAATTTTACGGTTCCGGCAAGCGGAAGCGTGGCGGGCACCGCAGAGGCCGATGTGGCATACATAATCAAGCCGTCATCGAGCGGAGCGACAAGTCCCGTGGTACTCGCAAACACCACGCGCGACGAGACGCTCACTTGGAACAACACGTTGACCAGCAGCGAATGGCTGCGCGTTACCGCAAGCGCGCGCATCGAGAAGGCAGAAAAGACAGGCGACTCCGGCAGCACATATTCCACGGTCAACAGCAGCGTATCGGCGGGATCGCGCTTTCCAAAGTTATCGCCAAACGTATCCAACGCATTCACATTTTCAGGCAGCGCGGGCAACGGGACAATCGAGATAACGTACCGCGCGAGGTTTAACTAATGGCAACATCATTTCATAAGGTCAACAATAACGCGGCGTCCACGCTGAACGCTGCGATCGACGACAACGATCTGAGTCTCGCGGTTCCGACGGGCGAAGGCGCGGAATTCGATACGGTTGCGCAATATCTCACGCTTGGCCGCAGCGACACGTACAACGGCGAAATTCTGGACGTGGCAAGCCGTAGTAGCGACACGTTCACCGTCACCACGCGAGGCGTAGACGGCACGACGGCGACCGCGCACGACGCAGGCGATGCGGTTGAATGCCTGCTGGTTGCCGCGCATATCACCGAGATTCAGGACGCGATCAACGCGATTGAGAACGGGACGGTCACGCTCGCGAAAGTAATCACGAGCGGCACGGCTGCGAATACCCACACGATTGCGGATTCCGCGACCAATACGGTCGTGTCCGCGCTCGAACTTTACCACATGTCGAGCGGCACGCCTGCGGCTGGGCTTGGCGCGAAGCTGATACTCGGCGCGGAAAATAGCAACGGCGATGCAACCGCCGCGATGGATCTACAGGGTTATCTGTCTGTAGTAACGGACGGCGCGGAGTACGGCGAAGCGCTGCTGAAAGTCATGTACAACGGCGCGCAAAAGACCGTTGCGAAATTTACGGGTAAATCAGATGGCAGTGCAGTTTTTTATGACACGCCGTTGGTGCTCGATACCACCGTCGCGGGCACTGGCGCTTGCTGGTTCATCATGGGGCCTGCTGGTACGAATCGCCACTGGGGGCGCCTGTTTAGCGGCAACAATGCGACCACTGGTAAACGGTGGGATTTCTACGCAAATAGCGATGCCGAGTCAGGCGGAAATGCCGGAACTAATCTGCGCCTTGCAGCCTATGACGACAGCGGTGTTTTTATAGACGATGTGCTTATTGTTCCGCGCGCGCAGTACGGAGAAATTGTACTCGGCTACGGCGGGCGAAATATCCGCGTTGGCGACGATACGCTCGCGCGAAACATGGCCGTTACGATTGATGCTGCTGCAACGTACACGCGACTTTTTCAATGCCACACGGGAAGTGTGGCGCGCTGGTCGTGGGGCGCTAACGGAACTGCGGAAAGCGGATCGAACGCCGGTTCAGATTTTGCAATTAACGCGCTTTCCGACGCGGGTTCGGCTATCGACACACCGATAACTATCGCTCGCGTTGCAGGCGGGTCAATCACGATTACACGGCCAATTCTAGGCGCTGCCGATACTGATACGAGCTATGTTTTCGGTCGCGCCCGTTTTGATTCGCGCGGGACCGACATCGCTTATTTTTCACATTACGATCAATCATCCACTACCCAGTACGGGCTAAGGCAAAACGCGAGTGGCGCAACGATAGTAAATAGTACGGCACCCGGCACGCTATCGAACGCAGGATCAAATTCTGTTCAATGGTCAAATGGCCGTGTTACGGGCGGTCCTGCGCTCGGCGTTCTCAATGTGCGATTTTCCGGCATGTACAACAACAATATAACGAGTGTCGGAAACGTTGGTAGCGGTGAAGACGATCTAATGACCTTAAGTGTCGCCGCCGCTCAATTACCCACGAACAAAGACTTTTTGCGCTTCAAGGCCACATTCACATTTGCGGCAAACGCAAACAGCAAACGAGTTCGCGGATACTTCGGCGCAACGGCGATCTACGATTCCGGTGCGCAGAACCAAAACGGCGGCAGCCTAACGGTCATTGGAACAATCACGCGCGTAGGGGCGACATCACAACTCGCGGAAATCGCTGCGATCCCATCTAGCGGATCGTTATACGCCGTCACCAGCACTATCACGACGCCAGCGGAAACGTTAAGCGGCGCAATCACATTTAAGTTTACCGGCGAAGGCGTGAGCGATAACGACATAGTACAGAATTCATTTCCGAATGAATGGCTACCGGCGATGTAGTCGGTGTGGTTTCCAGATTAAAGATAAAGGGTAGAAGAATGGCAATGTCGAACGAAGCAATGGCGCTGGTGCAGATCAAGGATTTGGTTGACCGCATCACGGTTGTCGCCAAAGACGGCGGGCGCGAATCGGGACTCACGGCAGGCGACCGCGCGCAGTATCAGAATGCGTTTACCGAAGTCGCCAAGGCGCTGGACGCAGGCACGGCGGCACAGAAGGCGCTCAACGAAGTAAAAGACGATCTCGCGACGTTGCGGGCGGAACTTGATCAAGTGAAAGCCGAAATGAGCGCCAATCCCGTCGAGTAACCCATGCTGAACACCGCGCAACTCAACACATCACTACTCAATAGCGGCCCGCTGCTGTCGCCGATTCTCGGCGGCGAAGCGGTGCGCTCTGTCGAGAAGTGGTCACTGGAAGTGCGGAGCAAAAGCGGCGGACTGTATGGATACCTGAACGGATGGTACGGCGGCGACTTCACGGCGAAGCTGAATCAAGCGCACGAGATGCGATTCACGATTCCAGCAGACGCGGAATACGCGACATACCTCACGACCGCCAATCAGATATGGCTGCGCGACGATACCGGCGCGCTCGTGCAGAAGTTTCACATTAAAAATGTGTCACCGAATCGCGCGGGCGTGCGGTCTGAAATCGAAGTATCTGGACTGTCGATCTACGTGCAGTTTTACAATGAATGGGTCAGCGGCTACTCGGCTACCGATACCGTGTTGAACCATTTGAAAGCGTGGATCGCCGCGCAGACCGGAAGTCTGCCAATTCGCTTGGGCAACATCGCATCGGCATATGCCACGCAATCATTCACCTTCGCGTTTGACGACATCCGCACGCGCGACGCATTCAATCAGTTGTACGAGGCGGTAGGCGCGGGCGACTTCTGGATCGACCCAAGCACGCGACGCCTAAACTGGCAAGTGCGCAGCGGCGACAACAAAGGCCAGCGGATTGTCTACGGGCTAAACGCGCGCGGCATTCGCAAGACGGAAGACGACAGCGAACAGTTCACGCGGTTATACCTCTACGGCGATGGGAACGGCACAGCGCGATTAAGCCTTACGGACGCGGGCGAAGCGCAAGACTACATCCAGCAAGACACCGGCACCTACGGAATCATCACCGAACGGCGCGTGATGAAAGAGATCAAAGACGCCGACACGCTGCTTGCTGTTGCGAACACGCTGCTGGATCGGTATTCCGTGCCGACAATCAGCTACGAAGTCGATGTCGTGGATTACTCCAATTCCAACGATGGCCCGGACTTCTCGTTTGAGCGGTTGCGCCTTGGGTCTACCGTGCGCGTGATAGACGACACGCTTTCCATTCAGGTTACGTGTAAGGTCGTGGAAATTAAGTACAACCTCGACAACCCGCTAGACATTCGCGTCACGCTCGACAATAAGCCGAAGGACTTGAAGTTCATCATTCGCGATCTAATCGAGCGCGTGGAGACCCTAGAGCTCACGCCGATTGAAATGTCTAGCACCGAACCGCCGGCGGTGGGCACGGGCACAGTAGGCACGAGCGACAGGCCCGCGCGCGCAGACCACACGCACGATATATCGCCTTCGGCACTTGCCGATTTAATCGAAAATGACTCTACCGTGGGTGACGCGGTTGAATCCGTAGTTACCTCTGGCGGGCTTGCCGGTACGGACATTCAAGCGATAGGCACGGCAAACGCGGCGGGCGACAACTCGGCATTCGCGCGCGACGACCATGTGCACAAAGGATTCAACTACACGGCGGCGGACTTCGCGAGTTTATCGGATGAACAAATCGGTTCCGTTCACGTAACCACTGGAAGCCTGAAATATGGCTACATCCAGACGGAAACGTCAACGCACTTGCGCGTTACTCATATCTAGGAATCACAACGATGGCATGGTACAACCCCGGAGGCGGGGCAGGCGTATGGGATGCGGCGAAGGTCGATACTGACCTGCGCAACATCATCGCGCAACTGTGCCATGCGGTGAACGAGCGGGAACTGTATCGGTCCGCGGCGCGCGTCGCCATTACGAGCATCACGCGGGCGCTTGCTGTGGCAACCGTCACGACGACGGCCAGCCATTCGCTCACGACCGGCCACTACGTTTTCATCATCGGCGCGGAGCAATCCGAGTACAACGGCATCTTCCAAGTGACCGTTACTGGCGCGAGCACGTTCACGTTTGCCGTCACTGGCACGCCCGTATCACCTGCGACCGGCACGATCAAGTATGTGAAGCAATCGTCGGTTACGTCGTTCACGTATGACGATGAATTTAATACCAAACCATTTCCTACAGAGGCAGACTTCGACGGGTTGCCGCTGCACCAAATCACGCAGCACGAAAGGCGCGGCTATGGTGCGCTGACGTTCACGAGCCTGACAAACTTCGCGACGGTTGCCACGCTCACGGTGTCGAGCACGGCGGGCATCTCTACGGGTGACTACGTGGAAGTATCTGGCGCGAATCAAGCCGAATACAACGGTGTGCAACAAGTGACCGTGACGGGCGGCACGACGATGACCTATACGGTCACTGGCAGTCCGGCAAGCCCCGCGACGGGGACTATCGTTGCCAAGCACCACGGGCGCGTGACGCAATCAGCGGGCACCGCTACGGTACGGCTAATCGGGCATGGGCTGCACACGGGGCACTACGTCGAAATGAGCGGGTGCACGCCCAGCGATTACAACGGGGTAAAGCAAGTAACCGTCCCGTCGCACGCGGTGACGAGCATCACGCGCAGCAGCAGCACGGCGACCGTCAACACGAACTCCGCGCACGGACTCAAGACAAACGACATCGTAGCGATTACTGGGGCCACGCAGACCGAGTACAACGTGACGGCGGCGGTCGTGACTGTGACGGGTAACACGACATTTACCTACTCGGTGACTGGAACACCTGCCACGCCCGCGACGGGATCGCCGGTGATTTGGGATCAGTCACACTTCACGTTTGCGATTGACTCAGGCGTTGCGGCGCTGGCAACGGGCGACATTAAAGTGAAGACGCCCGCGCACATGATCTATCGCGGCACATATTCGGGCAGCACGGCGCGAATGTATTGCAAGGAACACGGCTTTAGCGTCGGGCAATGGGTGGAAGTCGTCAATGAAGACAGCGCGCATACATCGTGGCGCTTTTGGGGACCAGTGACGGCTATCAGCACGGACGAGTATTTTGAGATTACGGCGTCCGGCGTAGCAACTACGGACATCGGCCACGGGCAGGGTGATACCGATGTTGGATTTTGGGCGAATCGCGTGATCGGCGTGCGCAAACCGTTGCGCGAAATACAGGCGGCGATTGAAGGGTTGCTAACTACTGACGTTGGTCCTGGACACATTCGGTTTGTCGAGGATGCGTCGCCGTACAGAACGAATTACACGCTCACTAATTTGCTGGGCGCTGGAAGTTATGGATCGTCGTGGCTGTCGCTTATGGGACGGTCGGTGGAAACCGTGAGCGATACACTTTTACAGATGAAAGATGCGGTCGATCTTTTGGTAGTGCTCGCGCAAGACATTGACACAGACATAGATATTAACGATGTTTTAGTTAAAGGCGGAATAGATGCAAATCAGGAGAACAGTTGGGATGATGCGGTTGCCGCAACGCCGCCCGGTGGAAACTCGCCGTTTTACTGGATAGGCTACAGGTTTCAAGCAAGAACGCTTTTTTCATATGTAACCACACTAATCGATCCGCGCACGATTGAATATTCCATGCTGCCGATGCACGGCGATTTTGTGGATGGCGTGCTGCGCTTTTGGCAAACACATTCGGGCGATGTTGCGCAAACCGCATTCACCGTCACGGACAGCGACGCCGACACAATCGACGCCGACTCATCATTACCCACAACGCAGGATTTAATCGAACTCGCGAAGCCCGAGGCATGGTTCGGCGTGCCAACGCAATCCATTACCTACACGACGCCAGAGCCGTCATCGCATCCATTTCCATCTCTCTCGGCGGGCGATGACACAACACTATTCATCGAACAAGACCCAAACATCGATTATGTCGGGTCGTTTGTTTGCGAGCTCGTACCCGGCACGCACTTAACCTACGGCTGATAAGGATAGGAAAGGAAACCCGATGCCCGGAGAAACACAACTTGACCGCATTGAGCGTTTACTGGAACGCACGCAGGCCGATGTGTCGGACATCAAAACGCGGACGTACCACCAAGAGCGAATGATGGAAACCACGCGGAACGACATCGAGCAGTTGTACGACCGCGCGAACGATACCGACAAGGACGTGACCGCGCTCAAAACGAAGTCGAGCATCTTCGGGACGTTTGGCGGCGTGATTAGCGGCGGCATTGTGAGTTATCTGGTGTCGCTGATAAAGGGGCATTGAGAATGATAAGAGACGGGTCACTCGACTACTACAAGCGGCTATACGAAACCGTTGAGATTATCCCGGCGAAACTTGACCAGGTGCGGCGGGAAACGGATCGCATTCTATTGGGCCGCAAAAAGTACGAGGTAGTGCAAGCGCGTACCGGTGTGCCGTGGGCCTTCACTGCGTGCATCCACGAGCTCGAATGCGACTGTAATTTTCAGCGGCAAATACTCAACGGTGAAAAGATAGATCGCGTGACGCGACTTGTGCCAAAGGGGCTTGGCCCGTGGCCCGATTGGGAATCCAGCGCAGTGGATGCCCTGCAAAAGAAACGCGCGGACGATCCGACGTGGAAGCCGCTGGATGAATTATCCGACTGGACGGTTCAACAATGCCTGTTGCAGTGGGAACGGTGGAACGGCGGCGGGTATCGCAGGCGCGGACTGAACTCGCCTTATTTGTGGGCAGGCTGCAATCACGGCGTGGGCGTCGGGTACTACACGAGCGACGGGCAATATTCGCCTACGGCGGAATCGAAGCAGATCGGCGCGGGCGTTTTGCTGTGGTATTTGAAACATAGGTTTAGCGAGTAATTTAAACAGCGCGGCTGCACCGTCGCGCCAGAGGAGAGACGAATGGCATACGGAGTCCAATACAGTTTCGTAGTGACCTTGATGAAAGGTCTGGTAGCGGGCGCGGGCGGCGGACTCGTGGGCGCGTTGCTAACGTGGATCGTTGACGGCGTGAGCACGGGCGATTGGAGCATGAAACCCGAGACGCAGGGGATGCTGATTACCGCGATTTCTGCGGGCGCCGCGTCGCTGTGGGTGATGCTCAAAAATTATCTGAAACAGAAGTGGGGATTGATATTGCCGTTGCTTCTGTGCGCTGTGGCGTTGCAGGGCTGCATGACAGCGGGCACTGGCACGCCGTTGGCATTCGGCAAGCCCGCGAAGATGAGCACGGAAATCAAAACACAGATGCCGCCGGAAGTTGATCCGGTAACTGGCGCGCTTATCCCCGGCGAATCGTACTACGCGAAGATTGAAAAGGAACTGCCCGCGGGTACCGACTTGGAAGGTCAAGACAATCTACATTTTGGCATCGGCGCTGGCGGCGATTGGGACATTACTCTTGGGCAGGCGGCGGGCTATTCGTCGCAGGGGCAAGCGCAAGGCTTGTTGGAATTTTCCAAGGTGAACGCGCAACTACAACGCGATCAGCAGGCGCAAGCGTGGGGCAGTATCATGCCGTTCCTTTCGCTGTTAGCGCCCGAGGCGGCGTCCCTGATTAGCAAGAAGATGGACCTTGGCGCGGTAGACGCCGCGCGCGACGATGCAAATAAGGCAAACCGGGATGCCCAGATACTTCAATTCTTGGAAGGATTATCCAAGCGCCTGAGTAAGCTAGAAAAGCCTGTCAAGCCCGCGGACTCGCCGTTGGTGGATGTGCCGGTGACGTTGCCGGAAGTGGGGACAAATTAAATGCGCAAGCTACTCACCCTGCTCCTATGCGCCGCGCTGTCCGCACCCGCCGCGCCGCCCGCGGACTCGCCCGGCGTTGACTTGCCGGAAGTGGGGACGAATCCGTGAGTCAGAAATTAAATCGGTACAACAGCAGCAAAGACTCGACTGAGTTTACGCTCACGTTTTGGTGTCCGGGCTGCAAAGCAGAGCATCCGTATTCGATTCCGCGCTGGACGTGGAACGGCAATATGGAGAAGCCGACGTTCACGCCGTCGCTTGTTTGTAGTCCAGACAACCCATCGTCGCGTTGCCATTTATTCGTGCGCGAAGGGCGCATTGATTATTGCAGCGATTGCCATCACGAACTTGCGGGTAAATCAATCGATCTGCCCGACATGCCGGAGGATTTAGTTATATGACCCGCAAGCTACTCACCCTGCTCCTATGCGCCGCGCTGTTTCCCGCCGCGCAGTATCAAATCAAATTAAACCCCGGCGATAGCGTGCTCGTCGAGGCCGTGACGGTGACGGCTCCGCCTGTGACGCCGCCGGTCATTCCGCCGGTGACGCCTGCGGCCACAATCCCGCTCGGAATAAATTTACCGGGCCCGGATGAATGGGGAACCGGCGCGCGCGCCAAGATGTTTGTCGATCTACGCACGACGGCGCGAGAGATTCGCGCAAACGTATTCCGCGTGCTCACGAGCGATGATAACGACGTGTACGAGGCGGGCGTATACAAGGGCAAGTTCGGCAGCAAGAGCGCCAAGATAACCGGCACATACCTGCTTTCGTGGACGGGTGCGGCAACCGTCACAGCGTCCGGTGCGACAATAAAGAATATTGACATATTCAAGAACACGGCGGACGTGGTAGTCGCGAGCGATACCGTAAACGTCGATCTGATTTTCTCAGCGCCGATTACCAACTTCTCGTTGTTGCGTCCCGGTTATCCACGCGGCACGACGCAGACCATCACGAACGAATTCAAAGCGTTCGCCGCGCCGTTTAGCACGCTGCGGTTTATGAACCTACAAGAAACCAACTGGGCCTTTGGCGACGAACCGCTTTACGCGACGGACACCATTGGCGGCATAAAGAAGTACATCGCAGATCGCACGAAAGGATTCACCGGGCCAAGCGTGACGGGTAAAGCGCCGGTACGTGTAGCGGATGGTTCGGTTGTTGATGCCGTACTTACATTCCCGTTAATGAACTGGGCGGACAGGCCGAAGGATAGCGGCGCATATCACCGGCAGGCAGGCATCTCTTACGAGGCAATCGTGCGCACGGTGAACGAAACGAGTAAGGAAGGCTGGATATGTTTGCAGCCGAACTTCTCAGACGATCTCGCGGCAGGCCTCGCAAACTACATCAAAGTTAATTCACCCGGCACGAAGTGGAAGATCGAATTCGGTAACGAAAACCCGTGGAACGATATATCGACTTTCGGCCAGGCGAAGGCAATCATGGCGCAAGCGGACGCCGCGAAGGCCGCTGACCCCTTCCTGAACAATCCGTCAGAGAATCCTTGGTACATTGGCGCACGGTTTGTATTAAAGCGCACCAAGGAAGCGTCGGACATTTTCCGTAGCGTCTTCGGGCAAGCCGAATTCGATAAGCGATTCACGTTCATTCTGTCAGGCCAGAACCGAAACGCGAGCTACATGGGCAACGCGCTGAACTGGGGCTTGCGTAAATACGGCAACCTCGACGGCATTCACGGGATTGCGTTTGCTCCGTACATCGGTGCTTCGCAAGGAACGCCGGATCAGATTCTCGCCACGCTCGACGCGGACATTGCCACGCGCTACGCGAATACTTCCACGCTGATGATCTGGCGCGGGGTTGCGGACGCTTACCAGAAAAAACTATTCGTATATGAGGGCGGCGTCGATGAATCTCAAGGCACGGCGAATTTAACCAACCGCATCGCATCAACCTACGATCCGCGCATGAAAGGCACGCTGCGCGCATACCTCGATAGCTGCTATTCCATCGGCATTGACTCGCTGATGTATTTCCAAGGCATCGGAGGGCGCACGCAGTGGGGCCCAGCGTGGCCGCTCACAGATGATGCGCTCGACTTCACGCAACCGATGTATCAGGCGGCGGTCGAACTCACGCAGCAACCCGCCATCACGGGCGGACTCACGGCGACATTCTACAAAGATACGAACTTCACGACGGCGCTCGGCACGATCACGATTCCCTGTTTCAATCATCGGTGGGAAGCGTGGAGCACCGGGCCGATATGGGGGCGCAAGGACCTGAGCACAACCCAAGCCGCTGACGGCTCAATTCGCGTGACAGGGCGCTACCTGGGCACGGGCACGCTGACGGTAGAGAAGGAAGCGAATGACGTTGCCACGTTGACTACGAAGGCAGATGGCACGTTCCAGTGTGACTATAAAGCCATCTTCGGCGGCAACGGCATTGCGTGGGTGCGCCTTATGGCGAATGGCAAACCCGTGCGCGCGGGGATGTTTTCGGTGAATTAAGCGCCCATTAGGTATC